TACTACTGGTTTAGGTGACGAAGCGGCATTACCGTCATCGTCTGCTTGCACTACTCCTACTACTGCTGCTAATGCGTATCTACGCATATAAGTTAAACAACTGCCTGCGCCTTGTGCGTCAGGCTTTGTAACTGGTACTGACATCTCTTGCATTAAATATTCGCCAGAAGAATGGGTCAGCATAGTTGTTAAAGACATGGACTTGTCTAATTCGCAATAAGTCCCAGGGAACTGAACCACAGCCAAATTGTTAGCAGCCAACAAATCACGGCAAGCATCCCAAACAGACTCAAGGTCAGCATATTTACTTTTGAAAAAAGGATTAGCAGAATCTTTCTTAGCATAGGTTAGTTTGCCTTGTACGATTGATAGTGCTTTTGCTAAGTTAGCAATGCTTTCTGAATGATTAAGCATGGTTGTCTCCAAAGATTGCACCAAAGTCATTAAACACTTCTGTTAATACTGGATTCTTTCTATGGCGATTAGGTTTGCCACAGGCTTGACGAATACAATCTACCTGAGATTGTGTAAGTAACTCACCCCCGTACTCCATACAGTCAAGCGCTTCTTCTAAAAATTCTTCGTGTTCTAACATTAGTTGGTTTAATTCGCCCATGTAAATCCCCTTAAATGGCATAGCAAAATTGCTATAAAAGAATATTAACACAAGTAAATTAAAAAAGTAAACTATATGCAAATAAACAACATATGGGTTAAACTTTGTGAATGGACACAAAATTAAAACTCACAGATAGCGCAATTATTGACCTCCTTGGCGGTACTGCAAAGGTAGCAAGAATGTGCAAAGTAGACCCAGCAGCCGTATCTAATTGGCGTATAAGAGGTATACCGGCTGACAAATATATGCTTTTAGGGGCTAGGATTGAAGAAGCTAGTCATGGCCTTGTAACCCGTCAAGACCTTTTTCCAAAGAATTTTTATTTAATTTGGCCTGAGTTGTTAAAAAGCAACGCATTTGGCTTGCAAAAGGATTTAGACGAGGAGTAAACTCATCTTCCTATCTCGAGGCTCTAACGACATACCAGGGGATAGGATTGATAGCGCTACTGGGGGTAATGGTTGAAACAGCGCAATATAGGTGGCGAAGATAGTGCCTATACCATGCAAGACTGTCGGGTGATGCGATTCCTCAATGGAAGCATTTGAAGGCAAACCTAGGTAGGCTAGGTGTGCTTAAACCTCTTGGAAGTAACTATAAGTATCTAGATACTATCTAGTAGACTAAATACAACACTAGGGAAAATACTTAGTGACTTACTAAAGAAACAATAAGAAACTGTAAGCACTCAATAACGAGTAAACATTTAAGGGGATTTAAATGAAAGATTTTTTAGGCGCTTGTTTATTAGGTGCAGTACTAGGTGCAATGTTTGCTTATGGCATACCAGCTAAAGCACAGACCATTCCAATGACTAATGCCCAAGGTTATAATGTGGGTACAGTCCAAATCAACGGCAATACAGCACAATTTGTAAACCCACAAGGTGTTACTACACAAGTAGCTACCTTGTACCCAGGTCAAGTTATTTTACAAACACCAAGTGGTGTAACAACTGCGGTGATTGGCAATACAGGATACACAGTACCGCCAAGCCCACCAACACCAATGACACCCAAAGTTATGCAATGAGTTTTACCATCTATACGCATGATGGCATGAAAGTAATTCAATGGTTCTTTAATATAGATGAACTTATTAAAGCAATGATTAATAACCCACTTGATAGGTATCATAGGAATGTTTGATGAATTCTGGTCTTTATATCCACGAAAGATTGCTAAAGCAACTGCAAGAAAAGCCTGGGCAAAACTTTCCGCAGAACAACAACTTATGGCTGCAAAAGCTATTAATACACATTGCGAATACTGGAAAGCCAAAGAAACTGAGTTAGAATTTATACCCCATTGCGCCACTTGGCTTAACGGTGAACGCTATGAAGATGAGTTGGTAATAGAACCCAAGAAAGAAAAGATTGATAAAAAGTGGATGTTTTCTAACGAGGGTATTGAGGCCAAAGCAAAAGAACTTGGGGTATTGGGTACTGGGTATGACTCTTACGACAGCCTCAAACGCAAATGTATGAACAAGCTAGGCATGAGTGCGGTGTAAGGTATTTATGTTATTTGCGGCATAAAAAAGGATTGGCTTGGTTTAGAAACTATATTAGTGAAAAGAACTTTAGTCAAAAGTTATTAAATGATTTTTATGACCAATGGAAATTAGGTAACAAAGGGGAATGGGGAAAATGGATATTGAAAAATACATTGTCGCAGCAACAGGGCTTGGATATTTAGTTGTAGGCCTTGCACAATACTTTAAAGGTTCGCCATCTAACGCATTTATATGGTTAGGTTACGCAGCAGCCCAAGTAGGCTTATGGATGAATCTTAAATGAAAGTGCTTGTAGCCTGTGAATATTCTGGCAGAGTGCGTGATGCTTTTATTAAGCAAGGGCATGAAGCCATGAGTTGTGATTTAGTGCCAACTGATGCGCCTGGGCCACATTACCAGGGTGATGTAATGGATATAATTAATGATGGTTGGGATTTATTAATTGCATTTCCTCCTTGTACTTATTTGACGCTTACAGGCAATAAATGGTTTAAACCTGAATTTGCTGATAGGTTTCCTGAAAGGCATCAACAAAGAAAAGACGCAAAAGATTTTTTTATGAAAATAGCAAATATGCCAATTCCTAAAATAGCTATTGAAAACCCAATAGGAATAATGAGTAAAATTTACCGGAAACCTGACCAAATTATTCAGCCTTGGCAATTTGGTTTTCCAACAACCAAAGCTACTTGTTTATGGTTAAAAGGTTTACCTACATTAAAGCCAACCAATATTGTAGATAAAGGTGAAGTTGTAATTTCTAAATCTGGCAACAGAATGTCTAGATGGTATTACGAAACTTCCAAGTTGCCATTAAAAAATGGCGCAAGAGCAAAAGCTAGAAGCGTTACTTTTCAAGGTATAGCTGATGCTATGGCAGACCAATGGGGAACTGAAAAAGTCAACAATAATATGCAAATGGAACTTTTAAATGAAAGACTATGACCCAAATGATGCGATTGACTTCATTTTCAAGAAAGCGCCAGATTATGCAAAGGCAAAGGGAAACCTCGCACAATTCGAGGCGTTTAAGCACAGTCTTAAAGCTATTGAAATGGTTAAGTCAACGGCAACAACTATTGGGGGCAAAGAAATGGATGCATATTCGTCTCAGGCTTACCAAGAGTTATGCGAGGCCATTGGATTGGCGACAGAAGAAACAGAAGCCCTTAGATGGCAATTAGAAGCAGCCAAAATGAGATTTGAAGCCTGGCGTACAGAATCAGCAACAAATCGTAACATTGAAAGAATGACTAGATGAATGACTACTCTGAAAACTATTTGCGCATACAAAAACTACTTAAATGCTATCACAATGCAACATTAAAAAATCAATATGAAACAGCTACCAAGATAGCCCATGACCTTGCTGATGAAACTATTAGATTGGAGATTGCCACTTATGACCAGGTAAGGAAACAATGGTTAGGGTAATGCGTAATATGTTTACTAGAGTTGTAGATTATGGTGAACTATATGGGTTAATACCTAGTAATGAGAAGTTTTCCCCAAGCGACATAGATGGTATATGCGAAAGAAATGGGCAGTTTTTAATTATGGAATGGAAGCGCCCCAAAGATGATAAGTATGAGGGCGAGAAAGTAAGCTACGGTCAGCAAAAGCTACTTCAAGCATTAGCCGCCAAAGAAAATTTTATTGTTGTCATTATTTATGGTAAAACGGATGACAAGATGGAAATAGAGAAATTTTATAGAGTGCAACCACAAGGCCCATGTATTGCATTAGGCTGCGGTACAGATATGTTTAAAAAGTTTTACCAACAATGGTATGAATTGGCTGATGGCTACAAAAAATGAAGCGAACACTCTCCGTAAGATTGCAGAATGTGGATGTATTTTATGTTCCGAATTCTTTGGGATTGAAGGCACACCGGCAGAACTCCATCATGTTAGACGGTATGGAACTAAACGGTCTACATCCCCAATCTTGCCTTTATGCCCAGAACACCATAGGGGAAATAGTGGACTTCACGGATTGGGTGTCAAAGGTTTTGAAAGAAAATACCAAATATCCTGTGAGGAGTTGCTGGAACGAGTCAGTCAGAAACTTGGAAAGGGCTATGAGTAACTCACAACTCCAAAGGGTCAAACCCTAACTCAGTAGCAACCAACTTACAACGAGTCCTAAATGGTTTGCCATGTTGCATCCATTTATCACCTTTTTGCCGATGAAAGCTAAGATGTATCATTTCATGGGCTAGTGTAGTAATAACGGTGTAAAAATGACCGCACCTGGCAGATGAAATAGTAATAGTATGTTCATACTCCTCACCCGTGTCATATAGGTAAGTACCCATTGTTTCAGGGTCAGCCGTAACCACAAAGTCTATTTCTTCAGGCACAGGCATCTTCCATTTAGTAAATGGATAACAACAATAAAGAGAAGCGTAAAGGTTTCTAACAACCTCTGGATTTAAACGCAATGTATTTTGCCCCTAAATTCATATTCACCCGTATTTTCATTGCTTACCATAATTAATTCTGGCATCAACATACGGCCTTGGTCAAACGATAGCATTACAAAGCCACTACGCCAATCTTTAGGCCCATCTTCACAATACTCAAAGGTAGCACTCATAGGGTCGGCAAGGCATCCTGTCTGAACACCCCAATAAGTACCTTGGTAGTTTGTAATGGGTGATGCGCAAAGAACATGGGTATGACCCGTAATAATGTTCGTGTTACCAGCCGCTTGCAAATTGCTATAACCTGCCGTGCGGCCACCACGAAGCCTATGCTTGACTACTGTTTCCTCACCAATCCAAAATGACCAACAAGTTTCCCAATGAGGAAAATGGTATTTGAGGCTAAACCCATCTACACCGCTATATTCTGGCACTTTGTTTACTAACCATGACTCATAACGCATATCGTGATTACCTAGTGTCCAAATTAAACGGCAACCAGCAGGCCTTACTTTTTCTATTTCATCTAAATGATAACGACAGGCATTTAATTCTTCTAATACTGTAGGCTTTTGGTCAAAGTTAATAGATGGGAAACGGCTTAAAACTTGCCCGTCAAAGGCATCGCCATTACAGATGATGACCTCTGGCTTAAACTCTTTAATCATCTTTAAAAGGGCTTTAAACGCTGTTGTAGTGGTATCAGTAAAGTGGGCATCAGAAAATACAATGACTTTCTTTACTTTATTAACTTCAATTCCTCTACGGACATTATGTGCAGCTTGGTCTACCTTTTTAAGGTAAGCTGGGTTTTGACTATTAAAGGTATCTAATTCAATACCATATCTACTTTCTAAAGACCTACGCCTAGACATGACATTTCTAATTGCAATTCCGTTTATTCTGGCAAACTCACCAGGGCTTCCAATCTGTTTCCATGATGCAATCCATTGTTCATCCGTTAAACGATTACTAGCCATCAAAAATCCCCTATAATCAATAAGTTACCAAATACTAACCTAAAATATGACATTCGCCAAAAAAGTTGATAAAAATCAAGCAAGTGTTGTAAAAGCGCTACGAGATAATGGTGCTGATGTCCA